ACCGATAGTATTTGTACCAGTGTTAGTAGTTTCAAATCTCATTGTATTATCATATCTAAGATGCACTCTTCCTCCACTTACAGCTTCGATCATAGTGCTGTCACCACTACCTAACATATAGGCGTGACTGTTAGTTTTTAGATAAAGAGAACCTGTACCAGTATCTTCTATGATTGAATTGCTTCCATCATGGTATATAACCATATCATTACCATAGTTACCAAATCCAGCCTTCGCATTATCAAAAAATTCAAGCATATTACCTGATTTATCCCAAACAACGTTAGCTGCTGCACCTATAAATGTTACATCATCGTGAAATGTAGAAACACCAGTAGTTCTTTGATTTAAGAACTTAGCAGTACCATTAACATCCAACCTATCAGTCGGTTGTGTACTTCCTATACCTGTAGCACCACTTGGTAAAATACGAAGTCTTTCTGCATTAGTTGTAGTATTATCTGCAGTGAAGAAACCTATACCTTCAGTTATGGTATCACCACCACCAGTAACACCAATTCTCATTCCATTAGCATCTGTATCCAAAAATGCTCTGGCCTTACCAGCACCAAAGTCACTATCAGATCCTCTGGCGGAAATACTTCCCATTACCTTGAATTTAGAACCAGGCATGGAGGTAGTACCAATACCAACCTTATCAAAATACATAACCATTAAATTTGGTTCTACAGAAACACAACCAAATCTTCTCCAACTGTTCTCTATTGTATAAACCCAACCACCAAATCCACCTTCAGTTGGTCTTGTATTGAATACTCGATCACCAGATGAGCCACCTAAAGTAGGAACAACATCACTAACAGTTAATTTTCTAGCAACTGGAGCATCACCTTGAAGATGTACAGATACAGCTTCAATACCTTCAGAAGAAGTTGATGTAATCTTCTTATTGAATACTACAGGACCACTAAACTCAGATAAAGTATCTTTAGATGATCCACCACTTATATTAACTGAATCAGCGAATGTAGTATCAACACCCTTTTCTTCACCAGTTACAGTTGTAATAGGTGCATCAAATATCTCTTCTTCACCTGTTGTACCCTTAATAACTTTATTTCCGATGAAATACTCACCATTATCATTTAAACCTGTATAGTAGTTCTGACCACCATTTCTCTTCTGAGTCTGTCCAAGTTTTCTATCTTCTGTAGATAAGACCTTAGTTTGTTTCTCAGGTAGAGCAACGGAGTAGTTACCTTGACCGAAACCAACATATTCAAATGTTTGGTTAGCAGCACGTATAAGTGAATTTCTTCTAAGTTCTACAGGAACTACTTTAACCTTTCTTATAATAGTTCCAGTGGGATGGTTTGTAGACTTACTTCCAAGTACACCCCTGAATACTTGATTTATAGAAGTGTTTTTGATTCTCATCATCTCATCGTTGACCATAATATAATCACCGATGTTTAAACCACTTGCAGTTGCATCTGAAATAACAATTGATGATGATGTAGATGTAATACCAGCAGAAAGTGTAGTTGTAATACCAACATACAGACTATTCATTCTACTTCCAATATTCTCATCATCAGAAGTAATAGTACCATCAGCTGATGAATATCCAGCAGGGAAAGCAAATACTTCACCACTCAAAGTTGGAGCAGAAACTGTTGATACACCAACATTAACTGTGAATGTATTCAAATCTACATTCTCTTTAACTATAAATTCACCTCTATATGATGTTTGACCAGCACCTACAAGTTTAACCTTAGAACCAGCTAGTAAACCATGAGCAGTTATACCTGTTCCAACTGTTGCAATACCACTCTTAATATCATAAGACAGAGCAGTAACACCTATAGATGGTCCAATAACACTTAGAGATGCATTAGAAACAGCAGAACCAACTGTAATATTATTAGTACCACTACCTAAAGATCTACCAAAGTCAATAACTTCAGTTGATGCAAAAGATACTTGTCTAGAAGTAGGAGTATCAGTAACCTTAAATGTGTTATTAAGTTTAAAGTTAGTTTCAGAACTAATACCAGAAATACTAATAACTTGACCAATACCACTATAGATATTAGTTACTGTCAAAACACCAACAGTATATCCAGCCCGTGTAGTAATACCGATAACTTCAAGAGAATGTCCAATACCATATGCACCACCACCATTGACAATAGTAGCTGCTGTAATACCACCATTAGCATCAACGGTGACATTTGCAGTTGCACCACTACTATTAGCAGTACTTCCTATACCAATAGGTCTAAGTTTAGCACCATAAAGTGTTGCAGCAGTACCAGTACCATATTTGGAACCAGAATCAGCAATACCGACAGATAAAATAGAATTTAATGTATGTTCTCTATCTAAGTATGCAGTATGAGCAAGACCAGCACCATTATCAGAAACAATACTAGTAATACCTACACTAATACCATTCTCTAACAAGAACTGTCGTTTGGTATCATTAGTAATACTATTTGTTAAGTCACTAGATACAACCTTACCTATAGTATTAGATACAGCATGACTATAAGCAAAGTCTGGGTCAGAAACTGGATTATCCCTATCAACTTGAGGATATAGATCCTTAACTGGCTGACTAAACTTATATCCAGTAAATGGAGCTACAGTTGGTTTTACATCATAATGCAATGCAGTTAGATGGTATATACCATCCTGTTCTCCATTAATATGTTTCTTAACTTCTTCTGAACGATAAACATAGAAACTTCTCTTACTTTCATTCTTCTCAAAGTTTGCAAGATTGTCTACAGTTCTTGTTTGAGGATCTAAAGTTGAAGCACCTGGATTAACATTAAGTGAATACTGGAATCCTCTGTCACTTGTAATACCTATAACAGAATAACGTCCATTAAATCCAGAACTACCTATACCAGTAGCATTATTTGCAGAAGTAATCTTATTAACATTAACAACTGCACCAACATCTAAGTTATGTGGTTCTTCTGATATTACAGTTGCAACATTATTAACCCAACTAGCCTCACTAAGGAAGTGGAAGTTTCTCTGGTCATCAATATTTGTCAGTGATGTAGTTGTAATTTCTGCGTCAGTTTGACCACTAGTATCACTACTTTCCTGAATAACATAACCTTCTATAGGTGGTCTTGCAGTTGTAATACCTGCAGGAATGACATATCTAAACTTATAGATAGAATCTTCAATATCTCTAGAACTATCTGTTCTGGTAAAGTATGTCTTAGGTGTATTTTGTCCTAAAGATGTTGTACCTATACCAATAATAGTAGGATATATTGTATTATCAACAGATTCATGTGATATATTGATATACCAATTCTTATTTGGAATATCAAACTGAATAGGATGACCAATATCACCCGACATCTTATCAGAAACTTTACTTACAACAGTTAGTTCTCCACCAGTATTATTAAGAGTAAGAGCAGTTCCTTCTAAAGCATCATTCAAAGTTCTAGCAACTTTAATAGCATTTGAAGCAACACCAGTAACTATTGCATAATAAACTGTATCTTCTTCTAGTCCATCAGGTAAGAAACCATTCTCAGAATAGATACGAACAGATTCTCCATCAATTAAACTATGAGGAGATGAAGTAGACTTAAAGATAATAGCATTAGAACTAATACTACTTACACCAACAGCATTATCAACAATATATCTCTTCTCACCTGTATTTGTTGTAATACCTGTAGCAGTAGGCATTACTATCTTAGATTGGAAATCTCCAATGTTATGTCTATCATTTAATTGGACTTTCAATCTATCATTGAAATTTGCACCAATCCTATATCCATCCACAGTATATGGTGGTTGAACATCTTGGTTTGTATACCCTTCAAAATATAGTCTCGTACTTGCACCAACACCAATAGTCTTATCTACATCAAGTGATAGATAATCAACATTTGTTACTCCATCAGTAATTTGTTTTGGTGGAATAATATGTGTAATATATCCAGAGTTATCTGGTCCTAAAGCAGCTTTCTTATAGCCTTCAGACATTAAAGCATTCTCACCAAAGTTAGCATTACAGTTGGATAGAGAAAGTTCAGCACCACTATCAGCTACATATTGATTCTTATGTCCAATAGCAAATACAGATACTACCTGAGCAATAGCATCATTAGAAACCTTAACATGATAAGATGGATAATCTGGTTTATAAACTGCTTCAGGGTCTAAGTGAAGATTACTTACAGATGTATAGTCATCATATTGTCCAGATGTTTTATTATAACGAACAAATGCCTTATCATCCTTCTGTAATCCGTTACCTGTGAACTGAGCCATCAGTCCACTCTTAAATCCAGTAACCTTGTCACCATCTAAGAGAATACCATTCATACCAAACACAGATCTCTTAGATAAGTTAAAGAGATATGGTGAAGCAGAGTTAACAGTATCAATCTCTACGTTAACATTTGCACTAGTAATAGTAGGTAATGGGTTATTTGGAGCAGAACCAACTACATACTTAAATTGTGTGTCTGATACAATTTCAGATACAACATGGATTCCATCATATCCAGAAGTAGCAATACCAGAAATACGAATAGGAGTATCAATAGAAAGGTCAGTTAGACTACTCTCCATATCAACAGTAATAACTGTTCCTGAAGCAGAACCATCACCAGCCTTAATAGATGAAATACCAACTTGTTGTCCTTTAGAACCAACAATACGATATTCTTCTACTCTTGTCTGGAAATCCATACTTCCAGATGGGAAATCTGGTTCAATAGGTCTACCAGTACCAGCATCATAAACATCACCAACCTTTTGATAATACATATCAAGGTCAGTAGATGTAGAACTGACATTCAAGAAAGTATCTTTAATAGATACAGCATTAGCACCATCAGCAAACTCAAAACAAGTCAGTTTGTGGTGAGAGAAACTAGGTGTATATAAGTTTGAAGTATAATCTTTATATACGTTTCCTGCAGGGTCACCATCAAAAATGGTAAACTGTGAAATATAACAAGCACCTGTTATAAGAAATATTGGACTTGGTTCTATTAAATTATTTTCTGGATCTGGAACATACTTAGGTCTTACTTTTGTCTTACGGAGGTCCTTACCAACAATAGATGTACCTCTAGGAATTATTACACCACCACGAACACTATTCAGTTTATATAACTCGTTATCTGCAGAAGTTAAATCAAAATTAGTTCCTAAACCAAAAGGACTTAAAGTCTGGTTACTATCACCAAACCTCGTATGATACTTAGCCGTACTACCAGAATTATAAGGTATCCAACCTGGTCTATTATCTACATAATGAGTTCCTGCAGAAAGAATGATAGTCGTTAAGTCAAACTTATCATTTCTCTGACCAGCAACATATGAAAACCTTGAAGCTTCAATAAGAGCTCTCTGGATAGTCTTAAAAGGTCTTGTTTGAGAGTTACCTTGGTTCTCAATACTATCAGTCGCATCAAGTTCATTAGGGTCAACATATATAACGTTGCCCTGAATATTCTTGAGAAAATTTTCTAATCTTGAAAGAGGCATCTTATTTTTCTCTGATTACAGATTCCGTATAGTTTTATTTATTCAACGAGTTTTATCAAGCGTTATCAGTCATAATTTTCACCTCAATGTATTTTATTTAGAACCAGAAATAAACGACTCTTCGGATGAAATAAAATTTCCCGCAATAATATATCGTCCTTCACATTCATTAGAAGGAATATAATGACGCAGTCTACTCTCAAAAATAATAACCTTTCCATTCTCTGCTTTCACTTCATACCCAGAAGTTGGAAAAATTAAAGGAGAAGACCCATCAGGAGCATTAACATAATAAACAAATGAAAAATAATTAGGAGTAGATGAATCAATCATATCACCCTGCTTATGAGTATGGGTATTAATATAATCTCCTTTATTATAAATTACACCCCATACTTCTGGACATTTCAATGGTATATTAACAATATCACTACAAATTATCTGTTGTACCCATTTTACCAAAGATCCTAATTCATCATCTTGTAAAACAAAAGGCGTAAAACTAGACAGATAATATCTACTCGTAGGACCTTCAATCCTACTCTTATCCTCTGCATTTAAAATAAGATCCTGTAATATAGGATTAACAGTATCAGAAAGAGAATAAAATCTTTCCAATGCCACAAGATTTTCAGAAAGATACATCAAATAGTATAAGTATTACGTTTTCCCGTATATTGTGGATCAGATAGATTCCTTGTAGGATCATCTATGGATTTTGTATGATTTGGATCTGGATAATCAAAACAATCATCACCCTCATATTCTACATATAATGGGTTAATATCTTTTCTTTCTCCATATACATGATAGAAACAATTAATAGGTAATACGCCATTTGCTTGGAGATATATGAAATCATCATCCCATCTTTTTACAATAATATCTTGATGTGCTCCAACAGGTTGAAGTTGTACTGATATACTATCTGTATGAACTAACCCTTTCCAATAATCTGGTATTTTTATTACCTCTTCATTCTTACATCTTCCCCTGAAATATACTCCAATTTCTGGTCCCTCTATACAAGCATGAGCAAGTCTATATCCTTTACCTTTTACTGGATGAGTCATATCAAAAACTTTACCTTTTGCATCAGCAGTTGCAAATCTAGAAGCTAATTTTCCTTTATTACCACAATCCACTTTTCCAGTAACAAATACATCACCATCAACATAAAGAGAATCAACAGATCCTCCACCTGTTACATATAAAGCATTAGCAGTTAAACCGTTACCAAGCATAACAGTATTACCATCAACCTGCATTGATAAAGGAACATTCAACTCTGGTTGTAAATTATATGGTGCTTGTTTACATTGAGATGGTCCAATATTCATAACTGCTGTCGCATTAGGAGAAGCAGTTGGTTTACCAACCATTACTGGTCCATTCAGAATAGCTGTTCCATTAGGACTCTTATCTGGAGGTATCCAAGATACATCATCACCTCCAACATTTAATTTATCTACATGTAATCTAGAGATTTCCATTAATTTTATTCTCCTTCAGTTTGAGCTTCAGTTTGTTCTACAGGAGGAGCAGTAAGTGCATCTGCAAGACCTTGTGCTAAATTAACCATTGCATGTTTAGGAGCTATGGAACCAAACGCAAAATCAGCAAATCCAGATGCCATAGCAAAACCATATCTTAAATCCATAAAACCAAATGCAACAATACTAACAGTGTTACTTCCTCTAATAGATATCTTTTCACCAGAAAGTCTTATGTCTGGTGCTTTAACCTGTACAAGTTTAACTGCATCTACATTAAAGTTACCATCTTTACCTCCACCCTGA